GCGATAAAGCGCACAAACGACCCCTTCAGCCTTTGCGAACTTCTCTGCCAGTTGTTTGACCCTTTCATAGCAGCTTAGTTTTTTGTTTTGACACCCGCAACTCATTTGAATTTAAGCCCGGTTATGTCCTCGACTATCTCCTCAAATTGAGGCCGTATAAATCCTTCGATGATCTCTGAACCGTGTTCAATCGACAGTCCCAATGCGTCAGCGTATTTCTTACCGACTTCGCCCCAGGTTGAAACAACCTCGAATTTCTCCGTGCCGGTAACGGTTATTGTCGAGTAGAAATAGCCGTTAATGAAAAGGTTCGGGGCGTATTTATTCCGCATGGAGTTGCGGCTGATCTTCATTTTCCAGTTGGCGTAACCCTCGGCCTGTTTGCGGGTCTTGAAATAAGGATCATCCAGATAAGAAGGGGTAATGTCCGACCCGTCCGGTTTTTTACCGTCCCATAACTGCTTCTTTACCCGCGTGACTATCTCCGCTTTATTCCTTTCGGTCAAAGAGGCAGCGATAGCCCGTAGGTTGATAGCGGTAAGGTTTTCCGACAGGTCGAGGATCGTTGCCATTACTTTTTCTTTTTCTCCACGGCAAGGTCATACACCTGACCGAACATTGCCTCGCGGACTGCAGGCGGTTTATCCAGCCATGCCGGGGATGTTTTCATGCGATCCTTGACAAATTGCTCTTTCGTGGCAAACGACCGGATGAACGAGGCCAGCCATGAAGCCCCGTTCATCGTGATCGTTTCGGGGATCATGCTATCGTAACCGTTAGCGTCCCGGCGGTTTCGATGTCGAAACCAATGTCCGCATCGTTGCCGATGTTCAAAGCGGCGAGCGCGGCAGCGTTGCAGCAAGTAATTACGTGTTCTCCTGTGGCGGCAAATTCGAGGTCCCAGCCTTTTAGCGCGGCGTTGACTACGCAGGCGGTCGGGTTTGCAGCTACCCCGGATTTCGTGGCGGTGAAGATCGAAGCGAAGTTGGTTGCCACGACGGTTGAATAGGCATCGTAAAGGGCAACCTTGTCAGCGATCGACCGGATTCCTACTACCTGGTGTTTCGTGGCCGAACCGGCTCCGAGGTCATGCATCTCGATGTCGAGAAGTCCCTGGAATGAACTCTCCGGGTCTGCGCCGAGATCGAAATACGCAAGGTTATCGTTCAACTCCAGCGGGTCCTTCAGCGAGAAAGTGATGTAGTACATCGCCGGGTTATCCTTGTCCTGGGCCATCTTAAACGGCTTTCCGTAAAATGAATCCAGGGAGAACCCTTTGAACGTAGCCGCGCCGGTCTTTACCCCCAGCACGACGTTGTTGGAATCGATGAACAAAACCCGCTTGTCCTGGTCGTTGTTGAACTTCCGCAGGGATTGAAGGTAGGCGTGACCGCCCTTGCCCAGGGTGAATGTCCAGATATACTTCCCTTCCGAAGTCATTTTCTTCGACCCGTAGCCGTATTCCTTCTCCGTGGCCTCGGTTGACCCGTCGGCCATTTCGATAAATCCGTGAATCGGAAACGAACGGGAAGCCCTTGCCGCCTTCGTGGCTGTCTGCATGGCAGAGATAAAGGCGGCGGCGGTGGAAAGCGTGTAGGTGGTGTCTTTATCGACAAGGATAGCCGATACGATCAACGAGGGATCGAAGCGACATCCTGGCATCCCGGTATTGCCTGAATTAATGGCACATCCCGGATCGTTTAATAAAATGCTCATATGCAGTCTTTTTTAATGACGGTTAGTTTTAAATTCGTGATTTCAATGGCATCCAGCCAATCCCCGAAAATGTTTGCTTCACTTCCCCCTATGCCTGCTTTTCCCCAATACATCCGGTCGGTCTTGGTGTGCGGCCAGTCGGCTATGCGGTTGGGGTTACCCCGGAAATACCCTGACTTGCGGATGGATGTCATCAACTGGTCGTAAATCGGGTAAAGGACCGGGATAAAGGTGCAGGATAACCGCTGCGAGGCGACCATCTTGGGGTCGGTCAATGCAGCGATGATAAGGTTCACGGAGATTTCCGATAAAACTTCATCGGTTCCCTTCTGTTCGTCGAAGTCCTGTAACAATGCGATCAACGGATATTTCAAAGGATCATAAGCCGGTGTTTTGCTCATGCCCTTTGTGGTGTTGACAACCTCCAAAATGTGACCATGTTCAAAGTGAATAGCCGTGTCGAGCGAAGTCGCTACATCGGCGGCTATATTCTTAAACATGGTGTAGATATATGGAGTGTAGGCTAACATCCGTAAACGGTTACTTTTGTAAAGACTTTGACTTCTTCAGTTCCCCACAGCGGATAGTCGTCTGCGTTATCATCCAGCCATTCCCGGATCTCGTCTACCAGGTCCACCATCTCATTCCAGGCGGCGACCATCTTGTGACCGATCGAAACGACATCGGCGTTCTCGGCCTTTGAGGCCAGTTCGCCTAATGTAGATGTCATGGAGGATGCAGTTTTCCAGAACTGGAAGTACACGTAGTTCGCGGCGGGTGACGAGTAAATAGTGATGTCGCCCGAAGTCTGCGATGTGTAAATCTGCTGGTCGAGATCGTACCAAACTCCCGACGTGGGACTGAGTAACATAGCGGCGGCATACGCCGCATAGAGATCCTCCCCTAACAGCTTTTCCAAAAACTTCTTTTCGTGTTTAAGGATCGTTCTGTTAAGTAATGCCAGGTTGGAAACTTCGGCGTAAGTCGAGCCGGTTACACCTGGTATGAGAAGTTCTCCCGCGAAGTATGCCGCCGTCAGGGTCATTCTTTCGGTTTTTTCGGTGATTCGATCATTCCTTTCTTGGCGAGGTGTTCAACCATGTGCGCCGGAACAAAGGCGGTCGTTTTGCCTCTTTTGTGCGCCGGATGCTTCTCGGTGATCTTAACCTCGACGGCCTTCTTGGTCGAGATGATCTTGTACTTCTTGGGGTTAGCTTCCGCTTCCCCCTTTTTCAGATTGGTGATTGTTGCCATATGATTTGAGATTAAGGGATTCCTTTCCACAACTTTAGTTCCATGTTAGCTATGGTCGTGGTTCCGGTCCCGGTTCCGGTAAATGTTAGTTTGTACTGCCGGTAGCCGTTTTCCGTGGTGTTCGAGATAATAATGGTCGTATCTGCCGTGGTTCCTTTCCAGTTTACCGTCGATCCGATTGCGGTCCATGTCGATGTCTGGTCTGACTTGCGTCCGGAAAGAGCCACGGCAACATTCGTGTGATCCCCGGCGAGGCTGTCCAAGTGAACGATCACATCCTGAGCGGTCATTTCGTCCATCAGGGCGTTGATCTGCCAGTACTTTGCCGTTGTGTTCGTCAGCGTGTAATCGGTCGTGACCTCGGTGTATGTCTGCCCCCTCTGGAGTTGGGTGGTCAACATCTGCGCATTAACCGAAATGGTCAGCGTCAGGATTGCAAAAATTGCGATTAGTTTTTTCATGTTTCTGTCCTCCTTTCGATTATGCTTCCTCCTTCGTGATCGCGGCTACGATGTCGGTGATGTCGTCGTAAACCCAGGAATTAGCGTGGTTGTCTTTGATGAAGTGGATAAGCCTCATGCCTCCGCGGACGGTGATGTGCCGCTTGGTGAATTCCCCGGTGAGGTTGTAGCCCATTGCCATTTCGACATCCTTGTAAACTTTGATGTTCGATTTCATCCGGTTGCCTACCAGCAGTTTGCCGGCGGTGATGAACGAGGTTGTCGAGATGGGAATTCCGGCGAAGCGGGTGCCGTCGGGCGACAGGGACGGGTGAGATACGTAGCGTCCGTTGCTGTCTTTCGACCCTAACGCATTTTCATAATCAGCCGGGTTCATAAAAATGCAATCGGCCACGTCGTAACCGACCAATTCCACCTGCCGGATAGCCGCCGAAACAGCATCCCAGGTGTTGGGCGAAGCGATGGAGATGGAGGTCAGCGAGAAGGCCGAAGCATACTCGGTGATCCCCTTCAAATGCGAGGTAGTACCCACCCCGGAAAGGATTTCACCGTCGGCGGCTTTGCGGATCTGATAAACCAGTTCCCGGTCGATCTCGGCGGCCAAAGCGTCAACATCCTGCAAAAGGTTTTCGTGAACAGTGATGTAAGCCCCGACATCCTTCGCGGTCATGCTGTTCATGTCGAGATCGAAGTCAATGTTGGCAAAGGCTTCGGTATCCAGCACGAAAGCTACGGTGCCGTCCGGGTTCTTCTTCTCCAGCCATTCGTAGGAAGGTGAAGCGATGGGAACGGTTCCGATCACGTCCATAATGAACCGCTGCTCGGCCATGTAGTTGGTGATACCCGGCTCGGTTTGTGCAGGCGGCACGGTGCCGGTAACGTGGGTGGAGTTAAGCATCGAAGCGGCGACCTTCACCTCGAATCCGATCTTACCTTCGGTCTTTACCACATCCTCGAACTTGGCCTTGTTTGCCGTGATGTATTCGGCAACCTGGCGGCCCAGGGATTTGTTGGAGGTATTAGAGGTGCCTTCCATCAGGGCGTTGATCTTTTTACCCTGCTCGATCACAGCGGTATGGACATTTTTAAATTCCTCGTTGTCATCGATCTTAAAGCCCTTCTCGTCAATCTTTTTTTCGATCGCTTTGATGGCTTCGTCGGTGGTGATGAACCCGGCAATGGATTTCTCGGTGATCGCGCTGATGAGCTTTTCCAGTTCATCGAACTGGTCCTTCTCATCCTGCGTTTTGATAGTGAATTCTTTGGTTCCGATCTTTACGATCATGGGGAACGCGGCAAGCATAGCCAGCCCCGTCACGGGGTTGGTTGCAAGGATGAAGGTCGCAATCGTTGCCAGCACTGCCAGCGCGAACAGGGCGACCTTGTTTTTCAGAAGATTTTTCATGTTCTTTTTTCGTTAGTTGGTTAAAAACTTGAGTCCAAACAGCGGCCCGGCGGGAGTGTCTGCGACGGCTTCCGGGGGTGCAATATCTTTACCCATTGACAGGGTGGGGGTTGCGAAATTTGATCCAGCGACGACCGCCGAACCTTCGATGACTTTTGCCTCGGATACAGCGTAGAAATACCCATCCTCCTCGACTTCTTCACGGTTGGCAATCAGGCCGATGTACTTGTCCCAAACTGCTTTTTCCTCCTGATCGAACTTCGCTTCGGAGTTCATGGCCAGTTCTACCTTCACGTACTGCATCCCCACGGAGTGATTGTTCACCCGTGCCTTTGCGTATTGCTCGGCCATAAAAGGGTTACGATCTTTTTCAACCGTGGCATCGAAAATCAGAGCTTCAGTTGTGCCGGGGAAGTTGTAACCGAGTTCGGCCCAGGACATCGTTTGCACGTAGCCAGTTACCCGGTCGGAGATAACTTTGTCGAATTTCATCTGATGTTCCTGCAAAAGGAAAAGACCCTTTTTCTCTTTCAGGCTCTTTGTCCACAAACCAGGTATATGTACGTCCTTATGTGAGTCGCGGATAGATGTCGTGTTGATGACCACCTTTACCGGGAATTCAGCCAGGTTCAAAAGTTCGGGGTTGGCTTGGGCCTTTTCGGCTTTGCCCTTCGCGTCAATGGTGAAGTGAAGGAACTCTACCGGATCTGCAAACTTGGTCGCAGCCTTCTTCTCTGCGATTAACAGGTGCTTGTTTGCTCTCAGGTGTGCAAACAGTTGCTCTTTCGTTGTCATTTCCGTACGATTTTGACTTCCTGTTTATCTTTGAGGGCTTTTTTTAAAGCCTCCTTTTCCTTCTCGGTAAGTTCCTTTTTGCTCATTGTGTCACGATTGTTTTGGTATCTGCACCGTCGAATAAATCGGTAGGGTTCGCCGTCGGGTCGAATTCGGTCCCGGCTGGCATGAACCCTGCGATGAGCGAGCGATATTCCTGCCGTCCGATGATCTTGGATTTGTAGGGCTTATCCAGGGCCGTGACCATAGCGTTTAAAGCGTCGGCCTCCTCCTTCTTCGCAGCCTGGAAGATCTCCAGGTGATCGAACCATGCAGTAAGGTTCTCGCCGTAATAATCGGATAAGGCAAAGCAGATGTTATTCACGCACGGGATGACCGCCGAGGTGTAAGCCTCTTTTCTCGCTTCTTTGAGGTTGGTAAAAGTCGCGTCCTTGAATCCCAGCAGGAATTGAGGGACGTTGAACGACATCGACAACTGGCTGATCCCCGCCTCCTGACCCGTGAATAATTGGAGATCGTTCACGCTCATGGCGGCTTGAACCCACTTCAATCCCTGTTTCAGGACCATGTATGGAGCAAGCTGGTTAGAGTTCACGCCATACTGGGCGAATGCGTTTAACACCTCGTCGCGCTCGTCGTTCTGAAGTGGGATCGTTCCGGCGACATCGCGATTGTTTTCCGGCACCCAGGCACCCATAGCCCCACGTTTAGCGGTGAGGTTGTATAGTGCATCCTGAATCGCGATGAGATTGTTTACCTGGTCACCCAGCGAATAAAGTCTGGATTGACCCTGGAACAACTTTGAAGGGTCGTTTACGAATGAAGGCATTGAATCCCGCACTACGATCATCTGCGAGGCCGGGATGGATTTGTTAAGAAAAGAGATGTCATAGGACCGGATCACCCCGTCCATCGAATCCTGATAGAATGTTTTTCCGGTGGTATTGACCGTGACCATCCAGTTGGGGATAACCCACAGCGTTCGCCCTGACCCTTTGGTTTCTTCAAATCCCGCCGGGGTGATCGGTAGGATGTAGCATTGCCCGTGAGCTTTAATGAAAGTGACAGCCGAAGCCATGAACTCGGCCCACGTCTGAAAGAAGTTTGGCCGGATGAGCAGCTTTGCCAACTGCCCCTTGCTTTGAACCTCCTTGCCTTTTTCGTCCTTAAACCCATACCGACCGTTCATCGAATATTCGGCAATTCGCCCGATGATCGCACCCACAGGGGCGCAACCCATCAGGGCGAGGGTTTGCCCCTCGACGGTGGTAAGGTCAAGCCTCGTTTTGCTCGACTGGACTTGCTTTAAAAGATTGGAGGTTGCGGCATCCCAGAACTTCAGCCCGTTAATGGTGGCTACCAGTTCTTTTATAACCAGGCTTTCAGATTTGTTTCTGCGTGGGAATAACGCCATTGCGGATTATATCACCCGCAAATGTAT